TATGGTCAACTGCCGCGCTGCTCACGGAGTGGTAGACGAAGCCGCGCGACGCGAGCATGAGGCAGAAGTCGCACGTCTCCGCGCCGGTCGGCACGCGGGCGTACTTCGGCTTGAGCGGGTCGCGGGCCCCGTTCGCCGTCACGCAGTAGTTCGCGGCGCGTCTCAGATCGTAGTCGACGCGCGACAGCACCAGACCGTCGAACGTCTCCACCGGCTTGCCGTCCACTATCTTCTGGACGAAAGCGCGGACCGCGCCGCTCGTCGCGGCGGGGTCGTATCCCGAATATGCCTGAGCGCCCAGCGGCGCGCCCACGCTCGCCTGACGTATCGCGTCGTATAGGTCCGCGCTCGCCTGCGCTGCGGCGGATGTGTACATGGGGAGGACAGATTCAAGCGCATCCACGACGATGGCGCGGCACTCCGCAATGTTCCCGGGCGTCCACTCTATAGATTCGAGGACGCGCAGCACCCGAGCGCGGGCGTCGGCAGACAGCATGTTTATCTGCTCGCTCACGTAGTCGAGCGCGGCGCGCGGTATCGCGGCCATGCGCTACTCCACCGCCTGGGAGGGGGAGGTGGAGGAAGCGGCGGAGCCGCCCATGATGGACAGAAGGGCGCGGCGGTTCTGCGATGTGGACAGCTGCGACATGATGCTCTCCACGTCCGCCGCCTCGAATCCGACGCCGTACAGGAACTCCCGCGTCTGCGCGAATCCGTCGAGCACGCCCGCGATCTTCACCATGGCGTCGGCGGTTGATGCCAGCGACGGCGTTCGGGGATTGCGGAAGTGTGGCATGACCGACCTCTGCTCGTCGGTGAGGCCGTCAATCGTGGTGTTCCCTGCCACGGCCATGGCCATGAGCGCGACGTTGCGCATGGCGATGCGGTTGGAGTCTATGCAGTCCTCCGCCGCCACGCATATGTCCTCGCGCTGCGAATCGATGGCCTCGGCGCTTGACGGGTTGTCCTGCACGATGCCGAGCGAGTTGAGCGGCACGCCGGTCGCGCCGCTGAACAGCTTGCCGTATGCCATCACCGCGTCGATGTACGGCTGCGGCGACGCGCCCGCGAACTGCTCCAAATCGGGGTGGTTGCCGTCCTCGTCGCGCGTGGAGAGGAACCACGAGCCGACGCGCAGGAGCCACTTGCTGGAAGCCATCGCGTCGAACTGCTCGTCTGTCAGCCCGAGCGCCGCGATCATCGGGACGGCGTAGATGGCTGAGGACACGGCCATGTAGCGCAGCGTGCGCTCAACCTCGTCCACGAGGTATCGCACCGTGCGCGTGATGCGCGTCTCGCCGAAGGGCTTTGTCCCGGTCGCGCGGAAGGTGAAAGCCTCCATCATCGGGCGGTCGAGCGGCGTCGGCAGCGTCTCCGCGACCCACGACGCGGAGCCGGTGCGGCGCAGGACCACGACGCGCCCGGGGAGGTGCATGTTCACCTGCGAAGGCACCGGATGCGTGGACCAGTCGAACCTCCGCATGTCGGCGAGCACGAAGCCCGAGCCGATGCGGCCAGCAGCCGTGTCCCATATGGCCGCGCTCGTGTCGGCGGAGTGCATGCGCACGGACACAAGCCCGCCGTCGCGCTGTACGGTGGCGAACATGCAGCCGTGCGTAAGCTCTGACGCGACGTGGCGGTTGAACTCCTCGGAGATGTGGTTCGCGGCGTCTATGGAGTCGAACGCTGCGTCCTCGTATCCGCCGCCGAATACGAAGCCGTCCATGCGGACGCGCTCGCTCACGCTCGTCACGGCCTTGCGCGCCCAATCGCAGCGCACGCCGGGGTCCACGCACGCCGGGATGTTGTCGATGCCGATGTCGGGCGTCTTCTGCTCGCTCTCGTAGTACCTATCGAGCATGGCGTTGCGCGCGCCAACTGACTCGTGCACGTCCACCAGCTCTTGCAGCGTCCTGCGGTCCTCGTCAGAAAGCCCGCTCGCGCCGGTGATTCCTTGGATGTTCATCCTATCCTCAGCTTTCTACCGGGACGCCTCTTGGTGGTCATGGCCTCGCGGTAAGCGAGCGCGCACGCCTCTATGAGGGTGGAGTCTCCGGTCTCGGTGTCATCGAATCCGAAGCCGTCAGCGCCTATGCGCCGCTTCGCGCACGTCGTGGCGGCGGCGTCTAGGTCGGGCTGTCCGTAGTGGGAAATGGAGCCGTCCTGCACGGCCTCCACCAGCATGGAGTTGGCCTTGGCCACGTCCGCGCTGCCGGGTACGCGCACGGCCTTCTTCGGGAAGCGCGCGTCCGCGAGCGCCTGCACGGTGCTCTCGCCGCGCTTGCCGTCGATGGCCACGGACGCAACCTTGTCTCGCCGCGCGTCCAGCCACTCGGCCACCCATCGCGTGCCGCGAGAGGTGGAGCATGCCTTGACCACCTCGACGTACGGCGCGACATCGTCGGGCTTCAGGCACACGGCCAAGGCCACGCGGCTACCGTCCGGGGCGAACTTCACGCCCACGCCCATGAGGCCGTCGGCGGGCGGCTCGTCGGTGCGGCACGCGCCCCATTCCTCCACCGTCAGGAGGTGCTGCACGGCGGAGGTCGCGGCGTCCCACCAGCCAAGGTACTCGCGTGCGAAGCTGTCTGGCGCGGTCGTGTCAGCCGCGTTCTTCATGCTCCGCTCCTTGATGCGGTATCCCATCATGGGGTTGCACTCGTACCAGCGCTCCACGTCCTGCGGGTCTCCTATCTCCGTAGCCGCCCATTCGAGCCACCACGCGTCGCCCAGCTCGTCGGCGTGGGCGCGGTCGTGGAGGTCGCGGAACACCGTGCCGGGGCACTTCGTGTTCGGCGGAGTGCCGATGTATATCATCTGCGGGTCGCCGGAATCGCTCGCGATCGTCGTGGGCATCATCGCGTCTCGCTGCTCGTCGGTCAGCTCCTGCGCCTCGTCCACGATGATTACGTCGTATGTGCCGCCGCGCGCGCCCGAGTTGGTGCGGGTGGAGAACTCCACAATGGTGCCGTCGGCGAGGTAGATGCCCTCCGAGCCCTGCGCCTTGTAGATGCCCTGCCCGCCGGGCTTGAGCTTGCGGCGGAAGTCCTCGTGCGCCTCGATGAAGTCGCACATGAACTTGAACATCTTGCGCGTGGTGGAGCCGTTATGGGCGCTGTAGAGGACGCTCCTGCCCTCCACGAAGGCGCACCAGAGCGCGTAGTAGCGCGCCGCGAAGCTCTTTCCGTTCTGTCGCGGCCTGCTCAGCCCGATCGTGATGGCCTCGCACTCGCCCAGCTCGTTCTTGGCTAGGTAGAGCTCCATCTCGTAGCGCTGCGCGGGGATGAACGTCACTCCGTAGCTCGAGAACAGCTCCACGGCCTCCGCGCCGTCGCTATGGTCGTACGTCCCGACGACCTCGAAGGTGGGCTCCTGCCGCCCGCGCCTCATGCGAACATCGTGTCGAGGTGCCATGCCTTGAAGTCCTTGAGCCTGTCTATAGCGCGCTGCTCGTCGGCGATGCGCTCGTCGAGCTTTGCGAACGCCTCAACTATCTCGCGCTGCGTCTCGGGCTCGTTGTGAACCTCGAACTCAAGATGCTTGAACACGTCGACCTGAATATTGATAGTGGTCTGGTAGCGCGCGAGGAAGTGCGGCATGACCATGTCGAGCACGAAGAAGAGGTAGGGAGGATAGATGTCCGGAGCCGTCAGCTGTATGACGGCGTGCTTCGCCTCCACCTCGCGCGGTTCTGACAGAAGCCGCATCTGCCCCTGTGTTGCCGACACCTGTATGAGGATGGAGCCTGCAGGATACGTCTTGCCCGCCTTGGCCCGCTCCACCTCGGCCACGTCGAGGAGGCGCACCGTTCGCCTGTCGTAGAGGTTCACGCCGCTCCCCCTCTCAGGTACTCGATGAACTTCCGCGTGTCCTTCTGGTAGTCCACGCCGTGCGCCGTTCCTACGAGCCTCGAAAGGCTCTCGGCTATCTCGCGCTCCTTGGCCTTTATCTCAGCGTCTATCTGCATCAGGTCGTTCATGCAGTCGATGAGATTCGGCGGCTCCACGTACTCGAACGTGTCAACGTAGCGCGGAATGTTGAGGTTGTAGTCGTTGTTGCGAATCTCGTCGAGTGTTGCGACGTGCGCGAACTTATCGATGTCACGGCGACGCTCGTAGACATCGATTATGCGGGTGATGTCATCGCCACGCATGACGTTGAGCTTGCCGCGCTTCTCGAAGCCCTTGGACGCGTCCACGAACAGCACACCGTCGCGCATCCTGTGCCTTTTGAAAACCACGATGCATACCGGTATGCCAGTGTTCATGAACATGTTGTCGGGCAGGCCGATGACCGCGTCTATTAGACCTCGCTCGACAAGTTCACGGCGAATCTTACCCTCCGATGCGCCACGGAACAGGACGCCGTGCGGAAGGATGAATATCGCGGTGCCGTCATCGTCGAGCCGCGCCAACGCGTCGAGGACGAAGAGGTAATCGGCCTTGCTCTTCGGTGGAAGGTCCCACCCGAACGTTCGCAGGCTCGCGTCCGTCCCGCTCCACTTCAGAGAGTAGGGCGGGTTGCTTACGCAGAGCGGCACGGGCCGCGCCTCAGGCGGGTCGCATGGTTCTATGCCGCTGAAACGCTCGCCGGGGGTCAGCCGGTATGCGCCGAACGCCTCGTTCGCGCACACGTCGCGGCGCACCACGACGCCGCCCACGTTTCTAAGCGCGAGGTTCATGAGCAGGACTGGGAGCACGCGCTCGCTCAGCTCCTCGCAGCGCACCTCGGCGCCAGGCTTCGACGTGAAGAGCGTCAGCGCCCCGGTGCCCGAGCACAGGTCCAGCATGCTCGGCGCGTCCGGCGCGAGCATCGACACCAGCTCGCACAGGCAGTCCGGCGTGTAGTCCTGCATCATCGCGTCGCGGTTCGCGTGGTTCTCTTGGAAGTAGTCGCGCAGCGGGTCGGTCGCGCCGTCCACGCCGTCGGCGACCATGCCCAGCAGCTGCGCCAGCCTCGCGGGGTCGAGAAGCGCGGCCATGAGCGCGTCGGGCATCTGGTAGCTCTCGCGGATGCCTAGGAACGCGTTGAGCGCACCGAAGTCAACCGCCACTACGCACCGCCCCGCTTCCTCTTCGCCGCGTCCAGCGGGCTCGCGTCCGCCTCCGGGTCGGGCATGGCGTCTATCGCCTCCATGACCTCCATCATGCGCTTGGTCAGCGCCGCAGCATCTCGCTTGCTCTCGGTCTCGTCCAGCGACGCGGCTATGTAGTCGCGAAGGGCCACGAGCGCCTTGCGCCTGTCCCCCGTGCGGACCGCTTCCAGCAGGGTCATGCTGTCCTCCTTGCTTGGAACCGCCTATATTCGGTTAATTGCTACTGTGGAAATGGCATTTCTCTAGTGGGACCCT